CCGTGTCAACTCATCGTTGACAGTTGGATCAGGATCGTCACAACCGAAAGGTATCGTCGCAGCATCATCTCTTGGTGTAACTGGCGCAACCGCAACTTCGGGTGCGTTCACGGCAGACAACTTGATCAACTTGGTCTACTCAGTAGACACATCAGGTCGTCGTCTTCCAGGTTCAGGCTTCCAAATGAACTCGGCATCAATCGGCAAGATGCGGACTCTCAAGGACACAGCAGGCAACTATGTGTTCCAACCAGCATTGAACGCTGATGCTAATGACTTGCTTCTTGGATACCCAGTATTCGAGAACCCAGGCATGGCTGACACAGCAACATCAGCGAAGTCGGTAATCTTCGGACACCTTCCTTCGTACTATGTTCGTCAAGTTGGCGGAATCAAATTGGATCGAAGCGATGACTTCGCATTCAGTGCTGGTCTTGTCACCTTCCGCGCCACAATGCGTGTTGACGGTAACTTGCCACAAACATCACATGTTAAACACTTCATCGGTGGAGCATCCTGATAATTAGGAAGTAACACTGATAACAAGACATGACAGTCCGCAAGGACTGTGACTAGGATTAAGCCTCGGTAAGGTCGTGCAGGACTTGCCGAGGCTTTCTCTATTCCCGCACTAAACTTGGAGGATCATGTGGACTACGGTAATCGTGCAAGGCGTTCCAATCGAGATGGAAGGAGCCTTGGCGGAACGGCTAATCCGAGCGGGCGTAGCGCACTTGTTGGAAGTGTCCGACCTGCCAATCCCGACCGACTCAGAATCCTCTGGTATAGCAACGCACCTTGGGCTGCAACCGGATACGGTCAGCAAACCGCGCAAGTCATCCAAAGGCTCGCGAAAGAAGATCACAAAGTAGCAGTCCATGCGATGTACGGACTTGCAGGTTCGGCATCAACATGGAATGGATTCAAGATCTATCCGCAAGGACTCGCAACATATTCAGATGATGTCGTGGTCGCACACACAATGGAATGGGCGAACCAAGATCTCTCGACTCCGATCTTGTTGATGACATTGTTCGACACCTGGGTGTTGAAGTCGGAGTCGTTAAAAACTTTGAAGAACATTGCATCGTGGGTTCCTATTGATCATCAGCCAGCACCACCAGATGTGTTGCAATGGTTAGCACGCGACAACGTGCGACCGATCGCCATGTCAAAGTTTGGTTCACGGATGATGGACATCGCAGGTATTGAGCATCTTTATGTTCCGCACGCAATCGAATCTGTGTTCCAACCGACGAAGTCTGTGAAGTTGACGAACGGTAAGGAGATGACTGGCCGAGAGTTCATGGGATGGGAAGAAGACAGATTCGTTGTCAGCATGGTCGCCACAAATAAAGGTTCACAACCAGCACGCAAGGCGTGGGCTGAGAACATTCTTGCGTTCTCAATCTTTGCCAAAGATAAACCTGATGCGGTGCTGTATCTGTACACCGAACCTGATGGTGCGATGTCTGGGATTAGTTTGCCAACTTTGCTTGACGCTGTTGGGATCGCACCGGACAGATACAAAGTTGTTGACCAGTATGCGTACCGTCACGGCTTACCGCAACAGATGATGGCTGCGATGTACACCGCATCCGATGTTCTGTTGGCTTGCTCAATGGGTGAAGGTTTCGGTATTCCTGTGATAGAAGCGCAGGCTTGCGGGTGTCGAGTGATTGTCTCCAACTTCACCGCGCAACCTGAACTGGTTGGCGACGGATGGACGGTTGAAGGTCAGCCGTGGTGGGATGCGGCACAGAAGTCATGGTTCTTCACACCGTCTGTGCCTGACATCGTCAACGCACTCCAGAACGCCTACAACGCGCCTAGAGGCGTGTCTCAGGACGCGATCACCCATGCCCTAGGGTACGGAGCCGATACCGTCTTTGAGGAACATTGGAAGCCTGTAATGAAGGAGCTGTCAACATGGTGCCGATCCCAGTCATAGTCATCCCAGTACTCAACCGATACGACCTGCTTGAGCGGTGCATAGATTCACTCGACTATCCAGTCGAGAAGATTCTCATCATTGACAATGGAGGTGAGATTGAAGATGACTGTTTGAAGATGCCACGAAACAGCAAACATGGCAAGACATACATCTACGACATGCCATCGAATCTTGGTGTGGCAACATCTTGGAATCTTGGAATCAAGATGACACCGTTCGCTAAAGGTTGGATCATGTTGAACTCTGATGCGTGGTTCGCACCGAATCAGTTGCAAAAGTTCTTTGAAGGATGTGTATCCGATGAGATACATCTTGGAGGTTCACCAGGTTGGTGTTGTGCTTGGATCGGCAATCAAGTTGTTGAAGATGTCGGACTGTTCTGCGAAGCGTTCCATCCCGCATACTTTGAAGACAACGACTACGAACGTCGAGCGACACGGCTCGGCAAGAAGATTACACGCAGCGATGCAACAATCATGCACGACAACTCGTCAACAATTCTGTCCGATGTTTCTCTTCAAGATAAGAACGCTGGAAGTTTCAGAGCGAATCATGAACTGTTCAAACTTCGCAACGCAAGACTTGACGCGGGTCAGTGGGATCTACGTCGTCGCCTTGATCTCAGTTGGGATTGATGAAACCTTATGTGATCTGGTCGCCTGACTACAGGCGTATCTCAGGTGGCATTCGAGTGCTGTACCTGCTTGGGAAGTTGTTGCGTCAGCGTGGTCTTCAAGCGGAGATGAAGATGACTCACGGTTCGTTTGTGGAGAATCCGTGGTCGGTTCCAGAATGTTTGGAAGTACCAGAGAACGCTATTCATGTGTATCCCGAAATTGTTGAAGGCAATCCATCGGGATCTGATCGTGTCGTGTGGTGGCTTCTGAATCATGCTGATAAACCTGGCTGCAAGTTTGTTTGGCATCCGAAGATCAGCAACAGTCCAGTGTTGAATGTGCCATACATTGAGCCTGACATCTTCTATCCTTCTTACGGTCAACGCACAGGTGTGCTTGTTTGGGTTGGTAAAGGTGTGATGGGATTGGTGCCAGATGGTGCGCGGGTCATCACTTCGCACTGGCCGTCATCGCGCAAAGAACTAGCAGATGTTCTTCGTTCGGCAGAATACTTGATCTCATTCGATCCCTACAGCGCAATGGTTCACGAAGCAACACTTTGCGGATGTCCAGTCGTTGTAGTCGGCAACGGACGATGGGATGTGTCTAACCTGAATGACGGTCCGATGAAGATCAAAGGTGTGGTTGATTGCGTAACAAAGTTAGACGAAGCAAGAGCAACTGTCGGTGAATCGCATCAGGTCTATATCGACTACTTCCCGACAATGGCCGATCAACTAGATATGTTCATAACACAGACACAGATGTTGTGAAGTAAGATAGGAACACCATGGCAATCACCAACGGTTATGCGACACGCAATCAGATCAAGGCTGCTCTTCGAATCGGCACAGCCGACACACAAGATGACGACCTGATTGACAACTGTGCCGGTGCAGCATCACGACTAATTGACGGCTATGCCAACCGACAGTTCTGGGCGTATGGTTCGGCAACGGTCAGATTGTTCACCGCAGCCGATTCATTCGTGTGCGAGATAGACGACATCGCATCCACTGCGATCACACTCAAAACACAAACGAATGCGGACGGCAACTTCGATGTCACGTTCACACCAACCGACTACCAACTAGAACCAGTCAACGGAATCTTGGACGGACTCACCGTTCCGTTCACACGCATCCGCGCAGTCGGCGACTTCTTGTTCCCGACATTGAACGCCAACTTCGGTTTAGAAGCACTCGTGCAACTCACCGCGGTCTTCGGTTGGCCGTCAGTACCAGAACCGATCACGCAAGCGGTGATCATTCAGGCTTCAAGAATCTTTAAGCGTTACGATTCACCGCTCGGCGTTGCCGGCTTCGGAGACTTGGGTGCGATACGAGTGACACGCGCACTCGATCCAGATGTCGCACAACTTGTCGAGCCGTATCGCCGAATGCGAATGTTCGCATGACCGCAACAGTCACCGAACTTAAAACAGGATTACAGAC